CGTGGTGGAATTTTCACGTTTTCGTCACGTTTAGAAAGACGAAAGGCCTGCACTTACGTGCAAGCCCTTGTTTTATATGGCTCCCCGACTGGGGCACACGGGGAACCAAAGTGGTGGTCCTGGAGCGGGCATCTTATCCGCTTCGGCGGGTTGCGTAGGGTGGGGGGGCGGTGGTACCCTTGCGGCGGTCCTGTGGTTCGCGCCACGGGGTCCTCCCTCTGGCGCAAGCCAGTTTACAGGCCCGGTCAGTCCGGGCTTTTTTTGGAGATCGTCATGGACGCAGCTGTCAATTCAACCGGTGCGGTGGTCAGGAAGTCGAATGCCTGGAAGTGGGTGGTCGGCGTGCTGATCGTGGTCGTGGTGGCGTTTTTGATGCTGGGCCGGTCGGTCTCCAACGGCTATGAAGTCGCGGTGAAGCAACAGTTCAGGGCGCCGGGCTCGCAGATCTCTTTCAACGGCGTGAAGCGGTACAAGTCTGGCGTGGTGTGCGGCATGGTTTCCAACCACCCGGCCGGCTGGCAGCGGTTTGTTGTCGACAGCAGCGGCAAGGCCGCGTTGGACGATGGCGCAGGCCCTGCATCCCAGGCATATTTCAATGCGATGAGCGACCAGCTCTGCCGGGACTGAAACCGGGTTTATTACCCCCCTTTTTTTGCCCGCCTTTGGTGCCGATGATGCGGCACGATGGCAAAGGATTGGTCAGGGCAGCTCAAGCTCGTTAACTTCAAGTGCGGCGAATGCCGGCACACTTTTTCGGCCGTTCCGGATCTGATCGAAGACGATCCGGACGCACCTCACCACCCCTACCGCTATTTGGCGCACTGCCCGGCCTGCAAGGCGGAGCATCAGCCACAAATTTCCTGGGAGCGGGGCCTGCTCAAGGCGCACCAGACCAGCACCGGGCCGGTGACGGCCGAGGGGAAGGCGGCCAGCGCGGCCAACCTGGACGGGCACCCCACCAGCGAGGAAGCGCGGCGCACGCGGTTCAACGCCATGAAGCACGGCATGGCGGCCAGAACGGCGACTTACTTTCCTGCCAAGCCTGACGGCTATGCTTTTTGCGCGAAGTGCGACGTGGGGCGCGACTGGTGCGCCGCGCAGCCGGCCTGCGTGAAGCAGACCGAGATCTTCATGCTGCACCACGCAGCGTTTGACCAGCGCAACCCCAAGGTGTTGACCAGCCTGCACGCCGACGTGCATTCGGCGCTGATGGCTACGCTGCAGATGTGCCTGCAGGCGGTGCTGTCGGAGGGCGTGCTGATCAAGCAGCCGCGAGTCGAGCTGGACCGAGAGGGCAATTCGGTGACGCTGGCCTATATCGGCGAGGACGGCAAGAAAAAGTACATCTACGACTTCACCAGCAACCCGGCGTTCAAGCCGATTGCGGATCTGGTCACGCGCATGGGCTTGTCCATGAACGACCTGGGCATGTCGGTGCGCAACCTAGAGGCCGAGGAAGAGCAAGGCCTTGGCACGCTCAAGCTGGACGAAAAAGCCAAGGAAACGCTGGAGGCCTTCGGTCTACGGATGGTGGCGGCCACCCAGAACGCCCGGGCGCTGATCGAGCAGTCGCAGCATGACACGCGGGGCGACCCGGTGTACATCGAACACAAGGCGCAGGCGGAGCGATGAGAAGCACCCCGGCTCAGCGTCTGAAAAGCTCCATCGTTGCCGAGCGGGAGATCATGCGGTTTGCCCTGCCGGACCCGGTGACCGGCATCAAGCCGCATGGGCTCTGGCACAAACACGTGCACAACGTGGAGCTGGACCCGATGCAGCTGCTGAAGATGCAGGAGATGGACGCGCACCCCAACACGGTGGATTTCAGCAGCCGGCGCACCGGCAAGACGGCCGTGAAGGAGATGTACAACATCGAGGAGCTGGCCACGACGCCGATGCAGGAGTGCGGCATTGTCGCGCCGCGGATGCAGCAGAGCCAGAACAACCTGAACTATCAGCTCGACGCGATCAAGCGCAGCCAGATCCTGAAGGCCTTCATTGCCTATGAGGCCGGGCGCCCGCAGCTGAAAGACCTGGGCTTTGCCTTCACCAATGGGAGCAAGTGCGCTGCCTACGGGATCATGAGCCAGATCGACGGCGACTCGATCACCATCGGCGATCTGGAAGAGGTTGACGACATGCCGGCTGACCGGCTCATGAGCCGCTTCCTGCCCATGCTGGGCGCGTCCCGGCGGCTGGGCGTGGACCCGCGTGAGCAGACTTTCAAGCCCAAAATCCGCATCACGGGCGTCTTCAAGGGCGCCGACGTGCTGCAGCGGCTGATTGCCACCGGGGAATATCACCAGCTGCCGGCCGTGAACGTGCACCTGGGCGTGCGCATGGGCATGGTCGACAAGGCCTGGGCCGAAAGCATGCGGCTGCAGCTGCCGCCCGATGAATACCTGCGGCAGTTTTTGTGCATGAATGTGTCGGCCAGAAACTGGATCTGGGAGGCGCATATCCGCCGGGCCGCGGCGCTGGGGCTGGAGGCCGGCCTGGAGCGCGCCGTCCCCATGCCTGGCATGCGCTACAAAAAGCGCGGGCTGCTGAGCTTTGGTTATGACCACACCGGCCACGGAGAAGACCCGGCGGCCTCGAAAAGCGCGCTGGTGGTGACGGAGCAAATCGGGAACTGGATGACTTTTCCCTTTGTGTACACCTGGCCGCCCGGGGTGAGCGACGCCGCTTTGCTGAGTGACCTGGTGGCGTTCTGGGAGTACTTCATGCCGGACTACGCCATCGGCGACGCCTACGGTGTGGGCATGCTGACCGGGCTGAACGACACGCTCTACCGCAAGGGCCTGACGCAGATCAACCGGGAAACCATCAATGACGGCCAGAGCAACGCCACCAGCTGGGGCCAATGGGCCTTTGCCCCCATGCGTTTTGACGGCATGACCAAACACGTGATGGCCAGCGCGCTGCGCGAGGGGTTTCACCACAACCGGGCAGCTTTTCCTTTTGTGGATCAGGCTGACGACAGGGAGCCGCCCGAGTGGGTTGCGTTCTGCCGGCAACTGGCCGAGCCGACCAAGGCCAGCTACAGCAGCTTCAAGATGGCCGACAGCAAGATCGGCGATGACTTGTTCGACGCGGCGATGGCGGCCGTGTACGCCTTGCTGACACGCGGCCTGGCCGACGCGCCGGCCGTGATCGAAACCCGCAAGGTCAGCCGCGCCAGCCTGCTGGGCCTGCCGGCGGGCATGCAAAAACTCATTGCGCTGCTGGGGTTTCCCGCGGCCAATGCAAACCCGTGGCCGATGGCGGCCTGAAGGACAACACCATGAAACTGCTCACTCGCGCCACCAATGCCGCCACGGCCTTTGCCGCGGCGTGGAAGGGCTTTAACCCGGCGGCCAGCAACCTGCCCGGAGAAAAGGGCGATCGGCTGGCGTCCGACGTGGCCATGGAGCGGATCTACCAGCAGATGTGGATCGACACGCGCCGGCGCGAGGCGGTGCAGCTGATGCGCACCATGGACACCGAGGACGGCCGGGTGAAGCGCATTCACACAAAAATCGCGCGGGACTGCATCCGGGGCGGGCTGGTGATGCAGATGGCCAAGGCCACCAGCAACAAGACCATCAAGCGCGAGTGGGAGGTGTTCAAGGGCCGCCTGCAGCTGGACGTAGGTGAAAAGCTCAAGAGCGATGCGCGCGGCTTTGTCATGGAGGGAAACCTGCCCCTGCAGCTGGTGCTGAACGAGGTCCGCGAGGTGGTGGCCGCGATCCGCATGCCCAGCGACACCATCATGCCGATCACCGACATGGGCGGGCGCTTCAAGAACCCCGCCGCGGCCTATGAGCAGCGGGACGTGATGACGGGCCAGGTGTTGGCCAGCTTTCCGGCGTGGCAAATGGCCATGTGCCGCCTGGACCCCGACAACTACGACGACATGGGCGCCATGGGCCGGCCGCTGCTGGACGCTTGCGCCACCACCTGGCGCAAGCTGGTGATGACGGAAGAAGACCTGGTGATTCGCCGGCGCATGCGCGCACCGCTGCGCCTGTCACACGTGCTGGAGGGGGCGGACGGACCAGCGCTCGAGGCCTACCGGAAAACGGTGGAAAACGAAAAGGGCGAGATCACCACCGACTTTTACTCAAACCGCAAAGGCGGCGTCACGGCCGTCCAGGGAGACGGTGGCCTGAGCGACATGGCCGACGTGGTGCACCTGCTGGACACCTTCTTTTCCGGATCACCCGCGCCCAAGGCCCTGTTTGGCTACACCGGCGGGCTGGCGCGCGACATCCTTGAGGACCTCAAGCGCGACTATTACGACGAAGTGGACGGCTTCCAGGACGCGCTGGCCGGCGGGTACAACCTGGCCTTTCGGATTCACCTGCTGTTCAAGGGGATCGACCCCGACACCGACGAATTCACCCTGCGCTTTGCCACACGCCGCACTGAGACGCCCAACCAGATCGCCGACTTGGCGCTGAAATACATCGCGCTGGGCCTGCCTGAAGACATGGTGTATGCCGACATGGGCCTGGACCCTGACTATGTGCGCGAGAAAAAACAAGAACAGGCCGCGCGCACCGACCCGTACCCGACAGCCGGCGACAAGGTGGGGCCTGACGGCAAGCCGGTGTCCAAGGTCAGCATCACGCCAGGCAACGCCCGCAAAGGCGAAAGCGCCACCAGCATCAGCAACCCGGGCGGCAACGGCGGCAGGGGCCGCGCCTGACCCTCAACAGGAAAAACCATGAGCACACTGACTCACACCGATCTCGCCCGCGTGGCGCACGAAGTGAACAGGGCCTATTGCCAGGCCCTGGGCGACCATAGCCAGCCAGCCTGGGAAGATGCTCCCCAGTGGCAGCGCGACTCGGCCATGCTGGGCGTGGCCTTGCACACCGCGAACAACGTGGGCCCGGAGGCCAGCCACGAAAGCTGGATGGCGCAGAAAGTGGCGGACGGCTGGAAATACGGCCCGGTGAAAGACCCGGAGCGCAAGGAACACCCTTGCATCGTTCCGTTCGCGGACCTGTCGCCGGCGCAGCAGGCCAAGGACTTCATTTTCCGGGGCGTGGTGCATGCCCTGGCGGCGCACGCATAGGTGCGCCGCCATGGACCGCACACAACACCCATCAAACAACCGTGTCCTGGGTGCGCCCAAAGGCTGGGATCAGAAGGAACTTCCCTGCGGTGCGCTGGCGATCACGCAGACCGAGGTGGACGGCCAGCCCGTCATGGTTTCGTTCTGGCGTCCTGACGCCGTGGAGCTGGCTGCGCTGAACAATGGCGGCTTGGTGTCTCTATGGATTTATGGCGCCGGCCACCCGCCGGTTTCTGTGGGCGTCACGCCATGAGCGCACTGAGCCGGGCGGGGGCGGGGATGAACTCGGCCCCAATGACGTTGGTCGATCAGGATATTCTGCAAGCTGAGAGTGCTGTGGGAAACTGTTTTCAGGCTGCCATCGCCAGCGTCATCGAATGGCCGCTCGATGCCGTGCCCCACTTCGCGCTGCTAGGCGAGGTCCACTGGTGGGACTGCGCGCAGGCGTGGCTAGGTCAGCAGGGATTCTGGATGGAGTACCAGCCTGACGCATTCAAAGAGCAGTGCATTGTCCCGATGCCTCGCTGCATCATGTCCGGTCCCAGCCCGCGCGGCTTCTCACACTCGGTGGTAGGCGACAGCGCAACTGGAGAAATGCTGCACGATCCACACCCGAGCCGGGCCGGCCTGCTCGAAGTTGTGTATGTCCTGTATTTCTTCCGGAAGGCGAGTCCGCCATGAACCTAGCCGCAGCCATCAAGCGCGCTAGCCAGCAGGCGCGCAACGCCATGTATGACCTGGACAAGCGGGGCATGGCAGAGCTGCTGGCCATTTATGAAGAGGCGGTTCGGGAAATCAAGGGCAAGCTGGCGGCCGCCGTGGACGCGTCCGACATGGTGCCGGTGCATCAGCTGCAGGATCTGCTGCGCCAGGTGGAGGCCATCATTGACGGGCTGGCCAGCAAACGCAATGACCTGGTGATTG